TTGCAGCGGATCTAAAAGTTCTGGAGGTACTTTTGCAGCTGCCGGCCCAGGCGGTGGCGCATTCCCATTTGAGATTGCAGATTCAGTTCTCGGAGCTACAGAAACTGTGACGGTTGGTGCTGGAGGTGTAGCACAAACCGTAGCATCTACGGATGGTAATTCAGGTGGAACAAGTTCTTTTGGTAATTGGGTTTCTGTAATTGGTGGGATTGCTGCGCCGGGTGCAGGTGGTCCCATTGGCGGAGCGGTAGCCGTAACGTTAGGAGGAACCACTCTTGTTGCTAGCTCTGCATCAAGAGCGACTGGTTTTGAAGCAGCTACTGCAACTACTGCAGCAAGCGGTGCATCTGATGGCATCTGGTCCGGCTCCAAAGGTGATAATGCAGGCGCCAACAATTCGGGGAATTCACTTTATGGCGGGGCTGCCGGTGGTTCGGTTGCTGCAGCAGGTACGGTCAGAGCGCCTGGCGTTTCCCGATTGGCTGGCAATGGTGGTGCTGCATCTTCGGCTGGTAATGGAACCGCTGGTAGTTTCCCATGCGGTGGTGGTGGAGCTACTCAAACTGGTGCTCAATCTGGAGCTGGAGCTAATGGATATGTCGATGTGGAGGGTGCGGTATGATCGCAGCGATTATTGAAAATGGGATTGTAATCAATCGCATTGTGGTTGATGATTTAAACGTCTTCCCAAATTTAGTAGATGGCGAAAATTGTGCCATTGGTGATTTATGGGATGGTCAACAATTCGCAAAACCATCTGAAGATTTATCAATCGGCCAATAGGCCATAACAAAGGAAGAAAAATGAAACAACTGAATATGGCAACAGGCGGTGGCGGTCAACAACGTCCACCAGATGAAAAGCAATCCTCGGTTCCTGTGAAAACGACTCCGACGAAGAAACAGAAATGAATGGATGGCGCTCGCGCATTTCCTTGATTCTGATTTTTCTGATCAGTTCATGGATTCATGCTCATGCAACTGCTTCGCTTCCAAATAATCCTGAAGCGTTAGCTTTTTATCATGGGAGTGCGAGTGCCGTCGATTGGTTGTTGCTATATAGCTCGCCCAAATTGATTTCTGGGCGACTTTGTGACGATATCCAGGCCTCATGCATTGCCTCGATCATCGTTAATTTCGCAGGATTCTGCGCATACATGGCCTACGCCCCGCCAGATGTTTATAACCATCTGATTGAGGGACTTTCGTATGTGCAATATCTACGACTTTTATACGTGGGCCGCTATGATGCTGATTATCACGAGCGCGCTATGGTGCCTGGCGCTAGTAGTGTCAGGGCTTAGGCTCATCGTAAAACGGAAACGATATGAACGAGCAAACAGAAAGCGTCAAGGAAGCTATAGCCGCAGCGGCTAGCAATCCAAAAGTAGCCACTGCCGTAGGCGCAGGGGCCGCTTCTGCCGGTGCTGCTGCGCAATTGGATATTATTACAGGCTGGATGGCGCGAGGAAGCGTTGCAATTGGTCTTTGTACTGCTGCGGTAGTCTTGGCAATCCAGATCCTCAAGTTGATCCGAGAAGTCAAAGAATATCGCAAACTAAAGGACTGATCATGAATCGGATCAAGCAATGGATGAAGAAACTAGCTGAGGATCATCCTGAACTGCTCATTCTTATGAATTTTCTGTTGCTGAAGGACTGAATATGCTCAACTTCGATGATGCATTCTCGCGTTTGATGGTGAACGAGGGTGGCTATTCGAATCGATCTTCAACAGATGATCCTGGTGGGGAGACGATGTATGGCGTGACTCTCAAAGTTGCTCGCGAATGGGGCTATCTCGGTCCGATGAAAGATTTGCCGCTTCAGACCGCGAAAGACATCGCACGAAAGCACTACTGGACGCCATATTATTGCGATCAGCTTCCTCCTGCAATTGCCTTCCATGTCTTCGATACCGCATATCATGGCGGCAGCCCTATTAGATGGCTCCAGGATGCGTTAAACGTTGCTGTTGATGGCATTGCAGGCCCAAAAACGATCGCAGCTTGTAGAGCCGCTAATTCACCAGAACTGGTGATTCAATTCACGCGTAGGCGTGGTGCATATCTTCGAGGGCTGAAGAATTGGGCTGCAAATGCTGGTGGTTGGACTGATCGATTGTTGCGAAATATGGAGGTGTACTGATGGATATTACAGGAATTGGTTCCGTCCTAGATTTCGGCTCCAAGATCATTGATCGACTTTGGCCGGATCCAGCACAAAGGGATGCTGCGAAACTTGAGCTTTTCAAAGCCCAGCAAGCAGGTGAATTCAAGGAAATGGATCAAGCATTTGAGATAGCTAAAGCACAAATCGGAGTTAATGCGGTGGAAGCTGGCAGTTCCGATAAGTTCACTAGCCGCGCTCGCCCTTTCATCATGTGGATCTGTGGCTTCTCTTTGCTGTATGCGGCCCTAATTGAGCCATTTGCACGATTTATCGCTGTTGTTACGCTGCATTATTCAGGTTCGTTCCCAGTTATTAACACCGATTTGACATTGCAACTTCTATTTGGATTGCTTGGGTTGGGAGCCTACAGGACAGTAGAAAAAGTCAAAGGCGTAGCGAAATAAAAAAGCCGCCATCGTGGCGGCTTCTGCTGTGCTGGCGCTGGTTAATTCGATGCAGCCTGCGCCGCTGTTCGGAAGCCGCAGTTATCAGCCACGCTTTCGCCCATCGAGACATTCGGCCAGGAGATGGTGCTGGCGTTACTCAGATTGCAGCCGATGCCGTTGGATTTGGCGATGTCGTAGGACAGGCCGGTAATGCTCGATGGCACATCCACAGGCTTGGTCAGGCCAGCCTTCAGCGCAGCATAGACGGACCAGGCTGCATTGTCGACAGCGTACTGGAAGCCGGACGAATATTTGATCTTCACTCGATTGCCGGAGCTGGTGTCCTTCTCGACCGACAGCGCCTGCTCGGTTCCCCAAACAATGCCGTTTGCATCCTTCACGCTGGTGGGCGTACCGGCGAATGCCGATACCATCGCGATCATACTGATTACTGCAAAAATTACTTTCTTCATAATTGCTCCCTAGTTTTAACCTGGAACCGCCAGGACGGTATTACTAAAACACAATCGTTATTCTTTGTCTAGCGCTGCTCGTATGCTGGCCAGCTTCTCTTCAGCGGCGATGGCTCTATCTTCCATTTTTGCCAATCGATGTTCGAGTGCAAGACGACGATTTACAGATTCTTGTCTTACTTCAATGCGCGCCTGGGTCAGCTTGGCGTCGATGTAAGCGACAATTTCAATGTAATCTTTTGGCCGAATACCATATGTTATTGTTCGAAATTCAGATGTGTCGATGCTTGGCTGTACGCGCTTAGGAGCGGTGTCCGGCTTCACCACATCGCGCATATCGCCGTCATAGAAGCACAAGCCGTCAGTTGGCTGAATGTCAGCCGGCAGGCAGAACATCAGCTTTCCGTCCCGCTCTATGACCTTGTGGCTTTCATATCCAGGCGGTGGCAACAGGCGCGCCAGGAATTCTTCGACGGTCGGTAAGGCTGGCGCTTCCTCTGCTTGTGGTGCTCGGCGGTTCCAGTCCTTAATCATCGCCTGGAGCTGATCTTCAGTGGCGGGAACAACCATCATTTCCTCCGCGAAGAAAACGCAATCATCGTCATGATCGCCTTTCAGTTTGTGCCAGTCGCGGTTGCTCTCGATACGCGCTTGGCATCCGCAAAACGGGCAACGCTCCAGCGCGGCAGCGGGTTTAGTCGTATCGTTCATTCAGTCGGCTCCTTTAGCCTTAAAAACTTTCCAATCTCCAATGCCATTCCATTCGCCAGAGTCATTGAAATACCGAGTTGCGCCATTGCGATGAAAGAGTAGTCGCCATGCCTGTTTTGCCAGCGACCATGGCAGGCGCAGCCATTTCAGTGTGTGCAAATACCCATGCGCCTTGGCGCATTCATAGCACCAGCGGTGATAGCTAATGCTGCTGACCACAGCGAGCAAAACTTCACCCATTAGGTATAAAACGAATAGGCACACCACGCCCCATACAATCGCTCCAGTGTAAAAAATTATGCTGGTCATGCTCTCTCCGAGTGGGGTGGGGCGGCTATTCCTTGTAGGCTTCCAGGCATTGGCCTGAGAGCTTCGCTGTGCTTTTGATGTCATCCAGAATATGCAATGCATGCTCATGGCTGATCGCGTAGAAATGAATCGAGTATGTTCCACCATCGGCGAGGAAATCCGCCGAGAACAAATTCCATACTCGTCCATCTACGGTCACTGAGAATGGATTCGGGATACCTGGAAGTGGGTTACGAGGGGTGTTCATTTTTGAACACCCATTGTGGCATCGATAGCGCTGTCTAGATTCGTCTCACACTCACCTGCACCTATCATGGCGTAGACTAAGTTTGCGTTTTCTGGCGCGCGAATCCAGTTATAGCGCTTAGAGTTTTGTGCTTGATTGACTGGCGGCTTTGCCTCTTGCATTGCTTCCAATGCTACGCATAGCGACTCATACTGAGCATCGGGAATTCCAACCTCAATACATGCGGCTGCTAGCGCTTCGTCATAATCCGCCCAACCGTCGATGCGGGCGTTCTTCAACACTTCACCCCATGGGTCGCAAACATAGTTGGAAAGGATTTCTGGCCGCCCCGTCGCCTTCCGCATAGCTTCTCGGGCAAATACCAAATTTGCGCGTGCTTCATCAGTTACGATATCTGCGCGCATTGACTCCCACTGGACCTCATTAAATAGCCGTTCGCAGGCCATTAGGAGATCAGGTGCGGCAGCAATAAGTCTGGCTTCATCTTCTGAATCGCATTCGGCAATAACACGCTTTCCAGTTAAAGCAGCGGCGTCATCTATGACCACGGATGTAACCTCATTGGATGTCCATCTAACGGCGGACCATGACCGATACATTTCGCTTTGCTTCATATTATTCATTTCCCTTATCTCCTATGGCGGCATCGCCATTAGTGGTCAGAACTGCGACAGCAGCACGTGCGATTTCGTCAAGTCGGTCGTCGTCATTGGCGATTACCTGGAAATCATCCTGGCTCATCGTGCCGTAACCCCATGCCGACCAGACGCGTGTGCAGTCCATCGCTTCGCCCAGTACTTCGGCCAGCGCATCACGCATGCGCTCCACCAGTTCTTCAATATTTTCGAAGGACTGTTTTGCTTGGGCAGCGGCATAGAGTGGAATGGGCTGAACGTCCACGTGCTCCGGATCGTATTGACGGTTGAGTTTGTTGTTCTCTTCACAAATCTCTTTCGCAAACTCGTAGTTGGTCACGTGCTCAAGTTGCCCTTGGCGATGGCCGGTGCTTTCGCCAGTCAGCCAGCCATAGGGTTTCTGTGCTGGCTGTGCTGCGGCAGCGGAAAGGATGGCGCGGGCGAATTCAATGGGATCGGGCACCATTCCGCCTTTTCCCACCGCTGATGCCCTGTATTGCGCCCACGTTTGAAGAATTTGCTCATCGCTCATCACCACAGCAGAGCCTGCGGAAGAGGTGCGCTCGGCGAGGGCCTGCAATTCAGCAAGCGCTTTCGGCGCGTAAGACTTGATGAACTCGACCAAGTCGTCCTGCCTGATCTCGGTTCCTTCCAACTTCCGGCTTCCGCCCAACGCCTTCGGGCCGGAGATGCGGTAACCGCTTCCTTCGCCCCTCACACTCATGAAGGCAAGTTTGCTGCCTTCGGCGTTGCGGTGTATTTCCAGTTCGTACACTTCTTTTTCATTGCTCATGATTATTCCTGGTGGGTGTGGGCGGTTACTTTGGGTCAGAGGGCAAAATGCGGTAAGTTCGCGCAGTTACGCCGTTCAGTCCTACTTTGTGCACGCTGGCGACGAAGCGATCCCATGCCGTACTCTCGCCTTTGCGTTCAGCGATGGCGCAGGCTGAGCGCAGCAATGCCTCAAGCTCCCGTTATCGAACGGCTGACGCATCGGCGCTAATCATCATGCGCAGCAGGTCAGCGCACTCGCGCAGCGTTTCGCGGCGTCCCGGCTTAGCGGCGTCTTCCATCTCGGCCATCACTTCCCAAGTGCCGATTACTTCTTCGAGAATTGCGTTTTTCATGTATTTACTCCTTTATCCGCCTCTGTGTGGGAGGCGGGGTCGTTTTAGTCGGCGTAACGTTCTTCCATGAGCGCGTCATGGTGGGCCATAGCCTTATCGAAATCGCGCTGCGCCAGACGTTTGCGCCGGTCGGAATAGGTGCCTTCGCGCTTATTGCGCGACGTGCACAGGCGCTCGTTGCGGTGATCGCAGATAACTTCGATCCATGCCGCCCGATCCGTAGGGTGATCGATAATCGGCCGCACCACACCGAAGCGGCGCACGATGCCTGGTGCATCTACCGGGTTCGCGCGCACAGCAATGACCACCGCATTGCGCCATACCTGTTCACCAGTCAGCCCACCCCAATAGCTCGACATATACGTGGTCGTTTCCGCTGTTTCCTTCGCACTTTCGAGCCATGCCAGGGTGTTGCATTCCGGGCATGGCATGCTGTGGTCGTCTGGATCGTAGCAATCGCAATCCGCGTCCCACATGAACCCGTCGCCACGACACTCGATGGTGCCACCGTGCCAGTAGTTACACATTTGCATTTCCTTCCGTTTTCTGATCGCCCGGCTCCTTCGCTGCACTCATGGCGATAGCGGCGTCAATGGCGCGGTCAAAACCAACGCGGTAGTCGGCTTGGTCGAATCCCTCGTCAGTCACGCTGCCGCTGCCCTCTAGCGCTTCCCAGACAGCCGTATCCAGCGTTTCGGTATCGCGCAGGTATCGGTAGCGAGCCGCGTCGATCCTGTCCTGCTCGCTCGGCTCTGCCGGTACTGCTTCTTGCTGGGGCTGGGATGGGGTGGCGTTAGCCAAGTACACTTCAACCTTCTTTGGTATGTAATGCTTTCCGAAAGTGAAGTGAGCGATTTGTGTGCGGGCATCTTCCTCAGAATCATAAAGATGCCATTCGGTCATCCATCCGCTGGTATATAGCTGCTCCCCCAAATTGTCGTAGTAGATGGCCCATTTGGTGGCCACCGGTACTACTGCTCGCTGTCCGTATGCGCGGAGAGCGGCGCGAGCGTATTCCTGCATCTGACCGGCAGAGTAACCTTCGAAGCCATGCGGATAGGTGAGCATTTCAATACTTGACGGCTTAGGAAACGGTGGCAATTCAGATACGCCTGGCACGTTATCTTGCGGGGCGGCGCTATCTTGAGCTTTCATCCGGCCCATTTCTTCTGCAGCATCCTGCATTGCGCAGAAAGCTTCCAAAGCTTGTTCAGGATCGCCTTTGAAGAAGTCCCAGTATTCCACTTTCGCAAACTCGCGGATCAGTGCGATTGCTTCGGCTGCCTTGTCGCTGTATTTGTCGAAGCTCATTTCGCCTCCTGAGTCAAACGCTTACGAGCGCGATAAATGGTCGATGGACTTACTTTGTGTTTCTTCGCTAGTTCAGCATCGCTAGGCTTAGCATCAGCTGGAGCTTTGCTGTATTCGCGCATTGCCGCCTGAACTGCTGCGGTCGGATTGGATGGCATTTCATTCTCCCTGTATTGGCTCAGCAGATCGCTTTGCCTTGATGAGAATCATATCATATGCAATTGCGTTTGCAAGAACTATTTACAATAAAAAGCCACCCGAAGATGGCTTGTTGTTATTTCGGCCAAGCCGTTTTCTTCAACTCGGCCCGCTGCTCTGCAAGTTCCCGAATCGTTGCTGAGCACTGCTCAATGTGATCAATCACAAGTCGCGCATCCTTCAGCAATCCGCTTATGTCTTCTGGCTGACCATCAGCAGGTTGCATCCAACGCAGAACTTGAGAGCCGAATGCAGAGAGCTGGCCCGTGAGGATTTGCAGGCGCTTGAGTTCGTCTTCATGAGCCGCTCGCACGGAGCTATACGCTCCCCTGGCGATCAGCAAATCTTGCGGAATAGATGAGATATCCATTATTCTGCCTTTCCTCCAAGCATTTGCATCTGTTCAGCGATGATGTCAGTCGCGTATTTCTCTACGCCGTCTTTATCAGTGTATTTGCGGGTCTGAAGGCGACCTTCGATGTAAACGGAAGAACCTTTCTTCAGGTACTGTCCGACGATTTCAGCCAACTTGCCAAAGAAGCTAATGCGATGCCATTCGGTCTGCTCTTTCTGCTCGCCAATGTTGCGGTCTTTGCTCTTGTAGGAGGTAGCTACCGCGATGTTTGCGATAGGATCGCCACCAGCTGTATAACGCAGCTCCGGATCTCGGCCCAGGTTGCCGACGATGATCACTTTATTGACGCTTGCCATGATTAATTCGCTTTCTTGAGTTCAGTCATGCGGGAGTTGAAATGGCCGGTATAGAGCCGCTTCTGATCGTTTGGCAGGGAATTCATAACCTTAGTTAGTGCAGGAACATCTTCGGCCGCATTGAACTGGTCAACGATCTTCGAATCTGGTTCCAACTGAGAGCCAGACGATTGCGTTGTGCTTTGTTTTCCAGACGGCTTATTTTGCGATGCCGCGTTGCCATCGTCGTCTTCTGGCGCAATCCCGCATGCAGCCATCAGTCCATATCGACGGCAATAGGTGATGGCAGATCCATATCCTTGAGCATCATTCTTGGTAGCTGGCACATGGAGCGTGCCACCGTCAATTTCTTCTCCAGAATCGTGCAGAAAAACTGTGTGAATGGTAACTCCAGAATTATCCAGCAATGGACGCTGCATAACTGCCAGGCCATTTTTATTCAAAGCGTCTAGCACGGCCTCAATACATGCAGCCAGATCGGCATAGAGACTTTTAAAATGAGCGTTTGTAGAGCTTTTCAGGGCAGGAGAGAACTCCTTTTGGGCGGCGATGAAGGCCGCATAGGCTTTTTGCTTCGACATGACGTTTCCTTTAGTGTTGTGCGGTCCTCAAAACTGGACCGTTCCTTCGGCTAACTGCTTTTCGTACTCTTTCTGCTGTTCTTCAGTCAACTCTGGTCGCCAGATGTTCTTTGGCATGGGGAATAAGCGCTCTAAGTATTCAGCATGAAGTTGGCGCTTACGGGCTTCATCGATTGGAAGAATCTGGATCATTCGTTTCCCTCCTTCATCTTGTTGCATACTTGGTCAGCAAGATCCTGATATGCGTAACGTGTTGCAAGTTCGAGGACTTTGAGCCAGGTTTCTTTGCTCACGATCACATTGTTGTCGATGTCTTTCTTTACTTGCTGTAGCTCGGTGAGAGTCATTTCTTCTCCTAGTTAGTTGTTAAGGCTATTCGCCAGTTGCTTTCTGGTAGCTGAAACCATAAGCAGGCCAATGTTCGCCGTCTATCACATCGCTATGCTTCTTCACGATATGCACTTGCCAGGATGGGTCATTGAAGCCGCAGCCTTTAATCCCCATTACAAATGGATCTGGCTGACCTTCTTTTTCTCTGTGAATGATGGTACGGCCATCGCCAACAGAGCTATATTGATCGCTCACAACGACGGTCAGGCCTCCAGCTGGATACCAGCATTCGGACTCAGTGTCGATGTATTCGCCATGCCAGATCATAACGATGTCACCAGTATGAATTGGCTCACCCATATAGTCCTTGGCGTTGACTTCATGTCCGACATCACATAGGCAGCACTTCCCACTAAAAACGCGCAATTTGCTCATTTTCTTCTCCTTATCCATGCAGCAATCGCTGCGCTTCATGATAAATCTCAATCGAGTGAGGACGGAACTTGAATGCTGAATTGCCTCCAAACTGCTCATCAAACTCGCACCATGCTAGCCATTTAGCTAGCGCATAAGCTTCATACCATGCCAGTTCGCATTCTTCAGCTACGCGATCCTGGCGCTCTTGAATCACGCCCATGCCATCACCGCCCAGCCAGCTACAGAGCCAGCAACGATCAGGATAAACAGCCATGAACCTGGATTCAGATGGCGGCGCTTTGTAGGAATATGGCGGCTCATGCTGCATTCTCCAGGCGTCTGGATGCATGCTGCCTACGTACATTTTCAGAGTTTGTCACAGGCTCCAAATGCGCCGGATTCACGCAGGTCTTATTGCGGCAAAGGTGATCCAGATGAAGTCCATCGGGGATAGATAGGCCATGAGCAAGATAGATGGCACGATGAGCCAAGTGCTTTACACCACGTACCTGAATTTCACCATAGCCTTTTTTGTTCAGTCTGCCAGACCAATTCCAGCACTCATCCACTGATTTTTTAACAACAGATTTCATCATGCTTTCAAGCGAAGAAAGCAACCGGACATTGTGACCTGATACGAATTTATGCGGCTCACCCTTCACATGTCCTTTGGCTGCATTGGTGCGCATGATTTTTGGTGCTTGCTGGCCGCAACCACAGCCGCATGGTCTGTGTTCGCGAATTTCATTCAGGGTTGTTTTCATCTTCTTCTCCAGTAGTTGCAACGCAGAATGCGCTGCTTATGGATGAATCATAGTCCTACCGAAAATCGCCGTCAACAGAAATATCGCTATGCCGATAAAAATATATTGCGCAAGTGTTTGTGATGGAGTATAGTTCAATCATCCAAACGAAAGGAATTCAGATGACACAAGAAACCATGCTGGAGTATGTGAAGCGCAAGCTGAATGATGGCGCCTACAAGCAAAGCGTGATCGCAGCTCGCGCAAAGCTTCGGCCTAATACGCTGCTGGATATCGCGAGCGGGAAGGTTGCAGATCCGACCGCTTCCACGGTTCAGAAGCTCTATGATGTGTTCAAGTCGCTGGCAGATTGAGATGAACCGTTCACCATACAATCCACGCATTTTCATGCTTCGAACCGAAGAACAGCGAGAACGCGTGCTTCGCTATATCTGCGACCTGCCGCTGGATCAAGAACGTCCATTGCGTATCATGATCGATGATCCGTTGCCAAAGAAAAGCCGTGAGCAAGAGGAAAAATATCACGCGATGATCGGCGATATTGCAAGGCAGTTTGAACATTGCGGCAAGACTTGGTCGGCGGAAGACATGAAACGTTTGCTCGTGGATCAATTCCGTCGAGACACGTTCAAAGATCCAGACATTGCACAGCTCTGGCAATCGGTGGATCAGGTTGAAATGGCGCCGTCTTTGGATGGATCAGGAGTTGTTGTATTTGGAGTACAGACAAGACGATTCCCAGTAAAGCTGGCCGCGATTTTCATAGAGTGGCTGTATGCCTTCGGAAGTGAACTTAACATTCAATGGAGTCAACCATGAAACACGATGCTCAAATGCTGGCAGCAATAGGCCTATGGAAAGAACGCAGCAATCAACGGCGCCTGGATGATGCGATTATGTCGAACATTCTCAATGATCCACTTCTGCAGTCCATTGTGGCTAACTATGCGCTGATGGATCTGCGTGGCCGTACTACGCTGGCTCGACTGGCTCAAGCTTGTCCGAAGTCCGATAAGGAAATCTGATGCGGCCAAGTGAGTTCAAGCCTATGAAACCAGCGCCTAAGATCCGATCGAAAAAGTGCAAGGTATGCCGCGAGTATTTCACGCCACGCTCAAGCTTTGCGAAGGCATGCGGTCCAGAATGCGCACAAGAGTATGTCGCACAAGAGCAGGCAAAGAAAGATCGCCAGGAACGCCAGAAAGGGCTGCAGGCGCTTAAAACGAAGCGGGACTATATCAAGGAGGCCCAAATTGCATTCAACGCCTACGTTCGATTGCGTGATTCCAATCAAACGTGTATCTCGTGCGGAGCTTCTTTTAATGATGGCGTACTCGGAGGGAGAATGGACTGCGGTCATTGGCGCTCCGTCGGATCCGCCCCTCATTTACGCTTCCATGAGGACAATGCTCATGGGCAATGCAAGAAGTGTAATCGGTACGATTCAGGCCGCGCCGTGGATTATCGCATCGGTCTTATCGCTAGAATCGGCCTAACCCGTGTCGAGCGATTGGAATCAGATAATTCGATTAAGAAGTGGACGGTCGAAGAGTTGCAAGAAATCCGTGATCACTACCGATTAAAGCTAAAACAACTGAAAGAGAGCTAATCATGAAAGCATTCCATGGCTACCCACATACATGCTATCGCATTGAACGTCGGCGTTCCTGGCCTCGCATCATGGGATGGCTACTAGCACTAGCTTGCTGGATACCAGTAGTTGCTGTATGGGCGCTCACGTCAGAGCAACAACTACGTTTATGGTAGTTGCAAAATTTCTTGGCCGGAATTGATTTCTGAGCGATAATAGTCGTGTTATCGCGCAATGCGATGATGCCTAAGCACCTCACAAAAATCTTGGCGGATCGAGTGAGGATTACTGCAACATCTGGGGCGCATGAGGCTGGGTGGATTTTCAAAAGATAATCCCCCTGACCAGATTGCAGGGTTCCGCCAAGAACCCAGCCTCATGCGTCTGGAAAAGGAACAAAAATGACCCAGCGTTTTATTGTGGCAGGCCCGTTTGATAGCCTATACCACGTTCTCTACAAAGTCCCTGGAACCAATGTTCATAGCTCTGTCGGTTGCTGCGAGTCTGAAGACTTAGCACAGGAAGAGGCTCGCTTTCTTAACGACGAGCAGGCAAAACATGAATCTTCAGAGGTGAAGTAATGGCTGGCGACTGGATCAAGATGCGCCTCGATCTGCAAACGCATCCGAAAGTTGTCCGCATTTTGTCCGCAACCAAATCGGACAAATTTCGCGCAATTGGTGGACTGCATGCGGTTTGGAGTGTGTTCGACACGCACTCGGTTGATGGGCGGCTCGCTGGTTACACTCCCGAAACTCTTGACCATGTGATCGGTTGGACTGGCTTTGCAGATGCAATGATTGCAGTGGGTTGGCTAGCATGCGACGGCGAAGAAGCCCTTATCCTGCCTGAGTTTGATGAACATAACGGGAAGTCTGGCAAGCGTCGTGCAGAGGATCAAAAACGGAAAAGGAACGAGAGAAATAGTCCAGAATCTGTCCGCAATCTGTCCGCAAACGAAGCGGACAAAAAGTTGACTAGAGAAGAGAAGAATAAAACCTTGTCGGCTAGCGCCTTGAAGGCAAAACCTTCGGATGAGGACTACGTCGCAGCGAAGTGGATTTTTGATTGCAAGCTGAAGGTCTGCCCTTCTGCAATCGATCCGAACTGGAATAGTTGGGCAAACGAAATAAGGCTTATGCGGGAAAGGGACAACAGAACACATCGGGAAATGTGCGAATTGTTTCAATGGGCTATGAACGATTCATTCTGGCGAAGCAATATCCTGTCTCCAGCAAAGCTTAGGGCGAAATGGGATCAACTCTCGATTAAGCGTGGGGGGCAAAAGCCTGAATTGGTGAAGATCCCACGTAGGGAGCAGGTTTTATGATCGCTCCTGGATCTGAAGGAATTCTGAAAACGAGACTGAAGGGATATCGCCCTACAGACACGATAGTAGTTTCCCTAGTTGGCAGGGTCGAAGTCGATAACCCCCAAGCGCTGCCCGAGCGCAGCGTGAAGTACGATTGGAGGTGGGTTAAGGGGCTAGATATTGCAATTTTCATCAATGCTACTGTTGATTGGCGAAATACAGCGATGGAAATAAAGCAGGCCGATCCACGGTATCTGTGCATCTGGGATGTGGACAGCAACCGTGGAGCACAGATTCTGTGGCAACCGGTATGCGTTGCTGGAGAGGCTAAGAATACAGAAGGGATGGTTCTTTCGTGCGGGTGGTATTGGAGAATGGATTTCAGCAATTTCCATGAAGAAGACAACGGCGTTTTTATTCGTCACAACAAGGTGCTTTTTTAATGAACATCATTCCTGATGATATTGATTTTTCGCAATACATGGAAGAGACGGAGAAGCACTCCGTTTTCCCAGCATCACATTGGCTGCAAGAAACGATTGACTCATTTCATTCTGAAACTCCAGAAGCTAAGGCTCCGACTATGCTCTGGACTAAGACGCATGGAAGAGTCCATTTTCGACCTGCTGAAGTATCCTTATGGGCTGGCGTCAACGGACACGGGAAAAGCATGCTCCTGTCTCAAGTGACGCTGGATCTTTGTCAACAGGGCCAGCGCGTCATGGTGGCATCTTTCGAAATGAAGCCTGTGCGTCAAATGCAGCGCATGAGTCGTCAAGCATATGGGGATAGTAAGCCAAGCATTGAGTTTCTGAATCGTATGGCTCAATGGTCTGATGACAGGCTATGGCTGTATGACTATATCGGAGCAGCAGAGTGGCGTAAGGTTATCGCAGTTATGCGGTACGCAAAGAAGAATTTTGGAATTGAGCATTTCGTCATCGATAGTCTGATGAAATGTGTGAAGGGAGAGGACGATTACAACGCACAGAAGGATTTTGTGAATGAGCTATGCGCATTTGCTCATGCACACAATGTACACGTTCACTTGGTTCACCACGTTCGCAAAGGCGAGAGTGAGCATAAAGCACCTGGAAAATTCGATATTAAGGGGGCTGGCGCAATCACGGATCAGGTAGATAACGTCTTTATCGTTTGGCGAGATAAAAAGGCTGAGGACGATGAAACGGCTATGTTTAATGCAAATTTGATTTGCGAAAAGCAGCGCAATGGAGAGTTTGAAGGGCGGTTTGGCTTTTGGTTTGAACCCGCATCTCAACAGTATTTGGACAACAGAAGTGCAATACCCATGCGTTACCAACTTAAGTAAAACTAGGAGAAAGAAATGTTTGAAATTATTGTTGCTGCAATTATTGGATTGATTATTGGATTTGGCGTTGCTGGATCATTCTACACTGGATCAATTGATAAAGATTGCAGATTAATGAAACAGTTTAGATTGTCGGAAAAAGTATTTGAATGCAAATTGGTGGAGAAGAAAAATGACTAAAGAATATACAGAAGCATTTGCACGCCAAGAAGTCATGCGCCTGCTGGCAAAAGAATCTGCTGGCTACTCTGACATGATGATGAGCCGAAAGCTTGGCATTGGACTTCCAGCTCTGCGCCTCGTATTGGAGAACATGGAGCGCGACAAGATCATCCGCAAAGAGCCATTGGGCAAGTGCAAACGCTATTACATCCCGAGCGCATCCCAGCTTGCCGCAGAACAGGCCGAGAAACCGATTATACGGCCCTTAGCGCCACGACCGCAGCACAAGGCTATCATTGAGCGCATCATGGGCGAGCGTATGGCTATTGCTTCTATTGGGTGAGATATGACAACTTACGCAGAAAATTTCAGGGATTATAAACAAGCGAAAGAAGACGATGATTTCCACTTCGCAAAAGTTGATTTGATTACAACAAGATTATTTAGGTCGCGGACGAAGAAAACAATTGATGTCGCTAGGCGCGTAGGTGTTGCATCATGGTTTCGTGTAGACACAGGACGGTATTTATTTGGATTGGATATTGAAGAGCTTGAACAGGGATATAAAGCAAAGAAAATGATGGCTGAAAGGGAAAAGAGATGAGCGAGGAACAATATAAAGTGGATGAGAACAGTGTTTTCACTGCATGTGCTAAATGTCTCCCTCCGCAAGGACAATCCGGCAAAGTGCATCCATTGCAATTCGAGGGAAATCAATTGATGTGCCAGAACCCGGAATGCAGATTTAATTGGTCTGAATATTTCAAAGAACAGGGATGGAAATGACTAATATTCAAAACGACATCGGAACGTTTCTCATGCTGCTTGGCATTGCGTTTCTATTTGCTGCTCTAGCTGAATATCTGGCAGAGGAATACTTTGGTAAGGATAAGAACGATAAGGAGGATTAGGAATGAATAAACATGCAGTAGATTCAGAGACATTTCTGATCTATAATGGCTTAGCGATGGCCAATGTCGTGTAAGTGAGCGAGTCCGCTATACAGACAAAGCCGGTGGAAGTCCGGCATAAGCGTGCGTGCCTGAGGCAGGCAAACACCCTTCCAAGGTGTACACAGAGGGTTCGATTCCCTCCGCCCGCTCCAGTTTCCTTTGTTTCATCCTGCTTCACCCTCCTAGTTCGCCCGCTCTGGACATATGCGCCAGCAGCGGGTTCTTTTTAAGCGGAGTCATCATGCCTCTCATTCATTCCAAATCATCCAAGGCATTCAAAGAGAACCTGATTAAGGAACTCAGGAGCAAGCCAAAGGACCAAGCATTAGCCATTGCCTACTCAGTAAAACGAGAGGCAGAACAGAAAAACCACAAGTCAACAAAATAGCAGTAGAATATCAACCAATATCAATTCCTAAGCACCTAATTACTAAGGTGAATGAGAATGAGCAACAAAGTTAAAGAAACTGACGAAAAACCGAAACGGTCATTTCCAGGTGGTGCGGGCCCAGGTAGGCCAAAAGGCATCCCAAATAAGATGACAACATCAGTTAAGGATGCAATCGCTAAAGCGGCAAATGATCTTGGCGGCCCTGAACGGCTGGTTGAATGGGCCAAGGAAGATCCACTAAATGAGCGTGCATTCTGGACTAGCATCTACCCTAAATTGCTGCCCCTCACGGTAGCAGGTGACAAAGATGAACCGCTTCGCGTTGAAATTGTCCGATATGGGCTAAATCCACAACGAGAGTAAATCATGAGCCGATCTGGCGGGGGCATTGAACGAGATTTCACAGCAGATGTAAGCCGTAATATAGTCTCGGGAGTAGCAAGGGTAAATGCTCTCTGTACTAGATCGATCGCTACAGCATTCTCTAGCCTATCGGCGGCTCAAGATATTTGGGCCGGAGTGAATAATGAAATGACTTTCCCGACTGCTAACGAGTCTTGGGAAGTTGTCTCTAGTAGCCCCAATGACACAGTAGGCGGTTCTGGCTCAGAAACTGTCACATTCACTATTCTCGATTTCAGCTACAACGAAATCGCAGCCTTCACAGTTAATCTCAACGGCACAACGCCTGTAACGCTTCCTAATGCTGCTGCATATGCATGGCTAAATGGTGCAACTACTGGCCGGATCAACTCTAATGCTCAGCGAATAAAGAACCAAGGCGATATCACTATTCGCGTAACTGGTGGCGTTGGAGATAACACGAAAACACGCGGTATTATTCCTGCATTCACTGGCAATCTTTCCAATGCTGTTTATACTGTGCCGATTGGTAAAACATTGGAGATATTCTCCATGGAGGCCAAGATTCTATCTTCTGGATTAACCGGCACTCCACGCGGGGCAGATTTCCGTTTAAACTTCCGTAATCCAAATGGTTCAGTCTCAGCACCTAAAGCGATTACATGCACTGACATGGGTCCATTTACTCTTAGAGCAGAAACAAAGATTCGTGTGGCACAAAGATTCAATTTCATTCCACAATGCGTTGGAACAAGCAATAATTCAATGATTGTGAGCATGGATTGGGAAGGCCATCTCTATACAAATTGAGGACATTATGCAAACTGCAAATCTATTTAGCGCCCAGTCCAAAGTAACCACATTCGCAGCTACCACTAGCGCGCCTACGCCTGTTCAGCTATCGAATGCTGGCAATACGCTGCGAGTGGTGAATGAAGGAACTAGCGCAGTATTTATAGCTGTAGGTGATACTGCGGCTACAGCGATTGCAACACTGCCGAGCAATGGGCTTACGACTAGCTGCTATGTTGCTCCAAATGCTGATGTTAACTTCTCTATTCCAGCAGATAGCGCAAAATTTGTAAGTGCTATTACTCGATCGGGGACGGCTACGGTCGAATTCTACGCCGGGGAATCGAGCTAATGAATGCCGCTAATCGAAGCGGGCATTGCAATGCTGACTGGCAAGCGAATGCCGGCCCATCGCAAATTCTCAATAGGCCGAACGTCTGTGAGATTCAGCGCACGCGAGCACAAACTAATACATCGGGCATGCTCACCTGGACATTCCCGAGTGCTTACGGCGCTGGCGTTATTCCTAATGTCCAAATCTCTGTGGAAGATGGCACAGCGGGCGCCATCTGGAATCAGCAAATTACGGCAGTGAGCAATACGAGCGTAACCGTCCAAATTACCAAAACTACCTCTGTATCTGTTCTAGGCGTGAATGTTTTGGGCGTAGCTGCTAGTCCTCAAGCTTATGTTCATTTGACTGTCACTCCTCCATAAATGGCAACAATCCAGCTACCGAACAATTGGCGGCCACGTGAATACCAGATGGCCGCATGGTCATATCTGGAGAATGGTGGGCGACATGCTGAATTGATCTGGCCGCGAAGGGCTGGCAAAGACGCGGTCTGCCTTCATTGGGCCGCATGTGCATCGTTTGAGCGTATCGCCAACTATTGGCACATGCTCCCGGAGTATAGCCAGGCACGCAAAGCGATTTGGGATGCAGTCAATCCGACAACTGGCAAGAAACGCATCGATGAGGCGTTTCCACATGAATTGCGCCGCCGAGTAGATAACACCAAAATGACCATTGAGTTTGTCAATGGCAGCACGTGGCAGGTAGTTGGCTCGGATAATCCTGATAGTTTGGTCGGTACAACTCCAGCTGGTATCGTTTATTCCGAATGGGCGCTATCTAATCCGAATGTGAGGGCTTACTTACGTCCAATTATCGCTGAAAACAACGGTTGGCAAGCGTTTATCACGACTCCACGTGGCAGGAATCACGCCTATACGACATTCGCGGCAGCAGAAAAGAACATGCGTGCAGGATTGGACGTATTTGCTCAGCGTCTGGATGCATATGACGTGAGAACGATGACGCCAGCCCAATTAGCAGCTGAACTCAAGGAATATATCGATTCATTCGGTGAGGATTACGGTAGGGCGAAGTTTGAGCAGGAATATCTATGCTCCTTCGATGCCGCAATCATGGGCGCAATCTTGGCACGCTCTATCGCTGCGGCTGAGAAAGAAGGCAGAGTCAGTGATGACGTGCAATATGATCCATATGGCGCACCAATCGAGATTACTTGTGATTTGGGCCGACGTGATACAGCTACTTGGTGGTTCTGGCAACCTCAGATTGGCGGCTATCAAATCATTGATTATGCAAGCGGATGGGCGATTGATGCTGAGGAATGGTGTTATAAGCTCTCGAATATGCTTGAGTCATATAAAAATAGCGATGGCAAGCCAGCATTAGGCCGAATTTGGATGCCGCATGATGCGAGAGCTAAGACGTTCAGCGCCAAGCATAGTGCTGTTGAAATCTTTATTGAGAAATTCGGAACAAAGCATGTTGCCATGGTTCCGCGATCTTCTATTGCAGACAGAGTTAATGCTGCCCGCGTAATGATCGGTAAAATCAAGTTCAATCAGACTAAATGCGAGCGTGGATTAGATGGATTGCGTAACTGGCGGTACGAATATGACGAAGAGGCAAAGATATTCGGCTCTGATCCGGTTCACGATTGGTCTTCCCATGATGGCGATGGATTTAGTTATGGCTGTCAGATAATGCAGCAAGCCGAACCGCCAGCACCTAAACCTGAAGATATGCGCGGTATATTCGTCGGTATCAATAAAAATAATGTTACACTAGAAGAAATGTGGGCATCTACGCCTAAAAGAGAACAAGGGCGCATATAAATGGCAACTACTGATAATCGAGATATTGTTACTAGTCCATCCCAAAAATGGGTGGAAGCCATTGCATCTTATGAGCGCGAATTCAAGAAATGGGAGAATCGCTCAGAGAAGATCGTTAAGATTTATCGTGATTTCGACAGCAATGCTGATAATCGAAACACTCAAGCGGTCAATTTCAATATCCTTTGGTCGAATATTCAAACACTGCTCCCTTCTGTCTTCTCCCGCCTTCCTAAGCCTGACGTTTCCAGGCGCTATCGTGATACGGATCCTGTTGGCCGAGTAGCTGCGCTTTTGCTTGAGCGCGCACTTTGTTTTGAAGTTGATCACTATCCCGATTACGGCGCTGCAATGGAAAACTGCGTGCGTGATCGTTTCCTAGGTGGCCGTGGTCAGGCATGGGTTCGCTATGAACCGCATATTGTTGCATTGCCAGGTGAGCCTGAGGATGGTCTGCAAGTTACTGACGATGCTGACGCAGGAGTCGAAGGCGAGCAGATCGAAGAGATTGAATACGAGTGCTGCCCCGTGGATTATGTCCACTGGAAGGATTTCGGGCATGTAGTGGCGCGTACATGGGAAGAAGTCCCGGCAGTATGGCGTAAGGTATATATGAACCGTGATGCGCTAATTAAGCGCTTTGGCGAGGAGATTGCCTACCGCATTCCTCTGGATACCAAGCCTGATGCGATCAATAACGGTAATTTCACACAGAATAGCAGCCAAGATACAAAATCACAGGCTTGCATCTATGAGATTTGGGATAAAGAGAATCAGAAGGCCATTTGGTTCTCCAAGACACTGAAACAGATCATTGATGAGCGCCCTGATCCCCTTGGCCTTGAAAACTTCTTCCCATGCCCTCGCCCTCTGTATGCCACATTGACCAGCGATACATTAGTCCCGGTCCCAGACTATAAACAATATCAGGATCAGGCTCAGCAGCTTAACAAACTGGCTGTTCGCATTGATGGCCTGATTAAGATGCTCGTAGTGAAAGGCGTCTATGATGCTGCAATTCCTGAACTTGCGCGCCTGTTTAAAGAGGCTGGCAATGGCGATTTGATCCCGGTCAAGAGTTTCCAGAACTTCTCAGAGAAAGCGGGCCTAAAAGGCTCTATCGATATCTTTGACATTGCTCCTATCGTTGCAGCGCTGAACGAGGCTTATCAGGCCATGGAAGCGGTCAAGAACGAGATTTACGAGTTGATGGGTATCTCGGATATCGTTCGTGGGTCTTCTGATCCGCAAGAGACTTACGGCGCACAGAAGCTTAAAGGCCAATATGGCAGTATGCGTCTGCGCTCCAATCAAGAAGCCGTTGTCAAGTTTGCTACTGAGCTATTGCAGATAAAAGCACAGATTATCTGTAAACATTTCCAACCTGAAAACTTCCTCAAGATTGCAGCCGCTGACCAAATTCAGCCAACAGATCAACAAATGATCACTCAGGCAATTCAATTGCTAATGGGTGATCGTGCTATGAATCCAGAAGTTGAGACTCGCGAAGGTCCATTAATGGGCTTCCGCATCGAAGTTTCAAGTGATTCCATGGTGCAGATGAATGAGGAACAGGAAAAAAATGACCGTGTTCAATTTTTGGGGGCCGTTTCTGGCTTCCTGCGTGATGCCATGGCTGCTGTTCAGCAAGCTCCCCAACTTGCTCCCTTATCTGCTCTCCTTCTCAAATATGGCGTAAGTGGATTCAAAGTCGGAAAGACTGTAGAAGGTGCAATTGATCAAATGATTGACCAATTGACGCAAGAGGCACAAAACCCACAGCCTAAGCCGAGCAAGGAAGAAATGGCGGCACAAGCGAGCATGCAGCAAGAGCAGCAAAAGGCTCAATTGCAGGCAATGCTCAAAGATCGTGAGATTCAGGCTGAAAAAGAGCTTGAACTGGCTCGCCAACAATTCCAGGCGCAGGAGAATCAATTACGTAATCAATTGGAAGCACAGCGTGCAGAAATGGATTCTAGATTGCAGGCTCAATTGGAAGCACAGCGGCAAGCCAATTCTAAAGAACTGGAATCGATGCGCGGTCAAATTCAAGTGCTTATTGCTTCGATGAATAATGAGGCACGATTGGAACAGGCGCAAATTGCTGCTCAAACTACTTTGACTAATCAGCAGATTAATGCTGCTGAAAGTGCTGATGATGAGGTGAATCAATAATGCCTATTTACGCCATGATTTGCCAATGTGGACATGAAGAGGATATTTATCGTTCTATCTCTAAGATGAATGATGATTTACCAAAGCATTGTGGTATTACAATGCAGCGTAAAATAATCGCTCCAATGGTAGCCGCTGATATTCAACCCTATCAGAGTATGTGCGATGGTAGTTGGATTACTAGTCGTTCTCAACATAAAGCGCATTTAAAACAGCATAATGTAATTGAAGTCGGCAATGAAAAAGTAGAAGCACCAAAGAAACATATTGCGCCGCCGACTGGATTAAAAGATACTCTTATCCGCACGGTAAATGACAAATTGAAATAACTCTTTCTCGATTACTTGAGAGGATTAAATGAACGAAGAAATTGAAGTAAGTCAGCCGGAATCTCGGCGTGATATGTTGGCCGCAAGTTTTGATGATATTGAAACTGCGCAACCAGAGGCAAAGCCGGTAATCGACCGTGCTAGGGATGAGCAGGGAAAATTTGCCCCTGAAACGCCAAAGGTAGAAGCACAGAAAGATCCGCTTACGCCTGAAGAACAGCAAATGACTCAGCGAGAGCTGACGACCTGGCGCAAGGAATATCGTCCACTTCAGGATAAATTGGGCCGTGGCGAGGCGCTGAGCGCTGATGAAGCACGTAAATTGTACGAATACAACTTTGAGCGCGAGAAGCAATACGCTAGTGGCGTAGCGGCGTTTAAAGGCGAAGCTGAACAAGCTCGCGAGTTGACTAATGTAATGAATGAGTTCATGCCGATTCTTCAGCAGAATAACATTCAACCGGCAACATGGATTAAGAATCTTGGCAATGCTCATCGCACTCTAGTGATGGGTTCGCCAGAGCAAAAATTGCAGATGTTTAGCCAGCTTGCACAGGAATATGGTGTTCCTTTGGCGGCTATTCATCAAGCGCAACAAGGTCAAGTAGATCCAGTTGCCATGCAATTGATGCAAGAGCTTCAAATGATTAAGCAGCAGGTTAGTGGTGTGGCTAACTGGCGCGAGCAACAAGAGCAAGCGGCAGTACACCAAGAATTGGCAAAGTTCGGGGATACCTCTAAGTATCCGCACTTTGAGCAGGTACGCGGGGACATGGCTCTATTACTAGAGGCAGGTCGTGCCCAAGACCTTGATGACGCTTATGCGAAGGCTGTACGTCTGTCTGATGATGCATGGAAGGCTGAGCAAGATCGAATTGCACAGACCACGATGCAAAGCCAGCAACAGGCGAAAGCAGTATCTGTAGCTAAAGCGAAAGCGAGTGGTGGACAAGTGAAGAGTGCTACTCCTAGCACAATGATTCCAGTCCCAACCGCAAAGGATAGGCGTGGCGCATTGATGGAAGCTTTTGATTCCGTCGAGCCAGGCCGGGTTTGATCTGTCTAAAACAGGAGAAATATTATGGCTTTCGCCAACTCTCAAATTACCGATATTATCGCGACCACGATCCAGAGCCGCTCTGGTGAACTGGCCGACAACTTGACTAACAACAATGCGCTCTTGCGTCGCCTGAAAGCACGTGGCAATGTTCGTCCATTCTCGGGTGGTAATGTGATCTTGGAAGAGATCATGTATAACGATCCAGCAACCGATAACAGCGCATCTTATTCCGGCTATGAAGCAATTAATATTTCGCCGGATAGCCCGATTTCCGCTGCACAATACAGCATTAAGCAATATGCCGATGCTGTGACCATGTCCGGCCTTGAAATGCTGCAAAACAGCGGCAAAGAACAAATCATTGACCTGCTGGACGGTCGTATGATGGTTTCCGAAGCCCGTCTGCTGAATCGTATCGGTTCGGACATCTATCAGGATGGTACTGGTAATGGTGGTAAGAACATCACTGGTCTAGCCGCTGCTGTTCCTGACGTGCCGACCACTGGTACCTATGGCGGCATCGACCGTGCGACTTGGACCTTCTGGCAGCCTAAGAAGTTCTCTGGCGTGACCGATGGCGGCGCTGCTATTTCGGTAGCGAACATTCAGCAATACATGACCAAGCTGGCTCTGCAATTGGTTCGCGGCACGGATATGCCCGATCTGATCGTTGCAGATACCAACTATTACGCTCTGTATGCCAACTCCCTGCAAGCTATTCAACGTGTAACTTCGGATGGCTCGGGCGATGCTGGCGCTGGTTTCGCAACTCTGAAGTTTTACGGTGGCGGCACTTCGGCTGATGTGGTTCTGGACGGTGGTATCGGTGCTGCAGCGACCGCTAATCATATGTGGTTCCTGAACACCAAATACATCTTCTTCCGTCCGCACAAGGACCGTAACTTCGTGCCAATCGGTGGCGAGCGTCAAGCCGTCAATCAGGATGCAATCGTGCGTCTGTATGGCTGGGCTGGCAATCTGACTGTGTCGGGTTCTCAGTTCCAAGGTGTCTTGCTGAGCTGATTGCTTAAAACAATGCGGGAATGTACCATGTAATCTCTTAAATAAAGGAGGTTATATGGCGCGCCCAAGGTCTGATATATATGTGAGATTTCAAAAGAAGGTAGAAATTATGCCTTCCGGTTGTCATGAATGGCGGTCACAGATAAAACGTGATGGTTACGGAAGATTTCATCACGAAGGAAGAAGTCAGTCCGCCCATAGAGTTGCGTATCAACTTTATCTAGGAGAGATACCTGATGGTAAGGTGGTTATGCATAAATGCGACAATCGGATTTGTGTTAATCCAAATCATTTGAGTGTTGGTTCTTTGCAAGACAACATTAAGGACATGGATATAAAACAAAGGCGAGGCACAAAAAGCAAACTAACATATGCGCAAGTAGAGGAAATCAAAGAAATGGCTAAAAATAGATTTTCTCAGTTTGTAATTGCTGAAGCATATGGAGTACATCAGACTACAATTAGCCGCATTGTTTTGGAAAAGACTACTAAATTCAAGGAGAAATAACATGGCTTACACCATTCAAAATTCCCTGGCTGGCTTCCAGCCTATTGCAGTCACTGATACCGTACAGAATCATGCACTCGGCTATGTTGTTCGTGCCACTGATCCTGTCTATGGTGGTGGCGAATTCATCTATCTGAAGGGCATCGGCTCTACTGTGGTTGGCTCCATGGTGGATTACGACGAATACCTTGGCACTACTGCTCTGTCGCCTGCAACTGGCGGCACTGGCATGGTTGCTGTTGCTATGTCAGCTAATGTGGCTAATCAGTATGGCTGGTATCAGATTACTGGCTCTGCTGTGGTCAAAGCGCCTAATGCAATGACTCCTGGCGCTGAAGTGTTCTCCCTGGCTGCAACTCCTGGCTCCGTGGATGATGCGGCGGTGGCTGGAGAACAGATCCTGAACGCCAAAGTATCGACCACTACCGGCACTCCCGGCACTGGTCTTGGCGTGATTCAGATTTCTCGTCCATTCCACCAAGGTCAGATCACCTGATGAATGGGGCTTCGGCCCCATCTTTCAAAGGAGAGCAATATGTCTGGTTTTCAACAGGATATGTGCGGTACTGGGGTTGCTCCCGGTACTGCCGCTTCTATCGCTGGTTCGATTCAATTGAGCCAAACCGCAACAGGCAATAGTCAAGCTACAGCGTTTGCAGTTACCGCTAGCACCACTGAATTTACTACTGTAGCTGCTAGTACGGGTGCAATTCTTCCAGTGCTGCGTATTACTGCAAATGATGCGCTTTATATTGTGAACAATGGTGCCAATGCACTATCTGTCTATCCACCTGTCGGTTTCAAAATCGGTACGACTGCTATAAACGGTTCGGTATCGATCCCAGCAGGTAAAGCGGGAGAATTTGTGGCCCGTGGTGATGGCAATTACTTCGCCAATATTAGTTCCTAATTGATGGGGAGTACGCTCCCCATTTTCTTAACTGACTACCTCAATTACTTGAAGGGAATCAAAAATGAGTAACATGCTGGCTTCTGATCTGAATAATCCTGAATTTGTAGGCGCAACCAATCCAGATTCACGTCTTTCTGTACAATTTTTCAGCAAACCATTGCAGAATAATTTCAAAAGCGAACAGGAAGGCCGTCCAATTTTTGATGATTGCGATATGGTGCGAATCTATGTCCCTGGTGATGATAAAAATATCGTAGAGACATTTGTGCGCGAAGATCATAAGCGACGTTTCCCGCTTCAATGGGCGCATTACCAGAACAAGATGCAAGGCGATCAACGATTGGCAGGTAAAACTCCGATTAATCAATGGCCACGCATTACTGCTGGTCAGGCGGAAGAACTTCGTGCATTGAAATTCCTATCTGTAGAAGATGTGGCCAATGCTTCCGATACTAGCCTTCAATCTATTGGCATGATTGCTGGTATGTCGCCATATGCATTCCGTGAAGCGGCACAACGATTCTTGCGATTGGCAGCTGATGAATCTGCCGCTCAAAAAAGCGATGAACGTGTGAAAGCGGTAGAAGCAGATAATCAGGCATTGAAAGATCAAATGGCACAAATGCAGGCTCAATTTGCTGCAATGGCTAAACAAACACCAGTGGAAGAAGTAAAATCTGAAGAAGTAGAAAGTCCTCGACGTGGGCGTCCGCCAAAGGAAAATTAAATTATGAAAACCATGCTGCAAATCATCCAGGCTGCGGCACAGGAACTGGCAATTCCAGTTCCTATCCTTGTAGCAGGATCAACTTCCACAGATACTATTCAGTTATTTGCATTGCTGAATCGAGTTTTGAGTGATTTGCAGCGTGATTACATCTGGCAAAGCCTTCGCACTGAATATCGTTTTACTACGCAGTTTCTTCAAACTACTGGCAATGTGTCGGCTAATAGTCCAGTCATTACTAATATTGCTAGCACGACTGGTTTGGATAATACATATCAAATCGTTGCAACTGGCGTAAATAACGACACCTATATTCAAACCAAGGATTCAGCCACTCAGGTTACTATGACCCAGGCAGCGAGCGCATCCGGTACGAATATTCCAATTACGTTTTGCAAGACAAAATATACAATGCCTGCTGATTTTGACAGGCCTATCGATCGTACTCAATGGGATAAGTCGAAGCATTGGGAAATGCTCGGTCCTGAAACGCCTCAGCAATGGCAATGGCTGAAGTCTGGTTATATCTCGACTGGTCCTCGTATTCGCTGGACATATCTCGGTGGATTCTTCCAGATATGGCCTGCTGTCAGTTCGCCAGAATATCTCGGCTTCGAATACATCAGTAATGGTGTAGTGCTGGATTCAACCGGCACTCGTAAGCAGTATTTCACTGCTGATAGCGATACTTGCATCTTCCCTGATGGGCTGATGATTGTCGGATTGAAGAATGCGTATTACCAAGCTAAAGGTTTCGGGGATCAGTACACATCTGAGTTTGAAAATCTCTGGTCGATCGCTAAGGCGAATGACTCAGGTAGTGCAACGCTGCATATGGCTCCTGATCCACTTAACACATTGATTGGATGGGAGAATTTGCCTGACAGCAACTACGGAAACTAGATGTGTGCCCATCGTTTTCCAGATTTAATTCTAGAAATTGTGTTTTCACGAACACCATAATCAGCCGCAATTTCACGCTGTAATCGATTATCAGAACGAATAGCGATTACTTGAGCAGTAGTAAGCTTTGCAGTACCACATTGTTCGCCACGATTACTTGTGCCATGCTTTACGCGATCAGCTTGATTAGCAGCAGCAGTATCCCAACGAAGATTTGAGACATGATTATTGGCTGGATTTCCATCATTGTGACAGCATTCATATTTTGGGGGTGGTTCTCCAAGAAAGGCACGAGCGACAAGGCGATGAACTTTCAAAAGCTTACATTGATTATCAATCCAAAGCATAATGCTAAGGCGCCCATCTTTCTTGTTTGGAGTAGGTTTTTTAAGCAATCCAGTTTTTATAGTTCGAACATTGCCATGATCAGAAACTTCGTAAATTCCTTCGTAGCCAACCACAGGGAGCCAAGTCTCGGTCATATTAATCTCCATATTTTCGGTAGAGGAATTATTCCACATAAAAATATGGAGCGCAATTAAATGTTCATTCCTCGCCAAAAACGACCGCCTCAGCAACCTCCAGCGCAAACCCTCACGCTTCCAGCTCCTACGGGCGGATTAAATGCGCGGGATGCTTTGGCCGCTATGCCGCCGACTGATGCGACGATCCTGACCAATTTCTTCCCTAATACAACAAGTGTAGAACTACGTAAGGGATATGTACGTTGGTCCACTGGCTATCCAGCTGCCGTTGAAAGCCTAATGTCTTACAACAATGGGGCATCCAGCAAGCTCATCGCGGCATCCGGCACATCTTTTTATGATGCTACTAACCAGGGAGCGGTAGGCGCTCCTGTTGTCACTGGTCTGACTAATGCTCGCTGGCAGCATGTAAATGTAGCTACACCAGGTGGAAAATTCCTTTATACCGTCAACGGTACTGATTTCGCTCGTATCTATGATGGCACTAATTGGATTACGCCATCTATTGTCGGCTCTCAGATCGTCACAGGCATTACTTACTCGAGTTTTACAGCTACGGCTACGACATACGCACCTCATGGCCTTTCTACGGGCTCTACGGTCGTGCTAAGCGGGTTCTCGCCATCTGTCTACAATGGCGCGCATAAAGTCACAGTGATCGATTCTGTGCGTTATAGCTATGACACGCGAGTTATGGCTATCTCGACCATCATCAAGAATAATGCCAATGCGATTGTGACTACTGGATCAGCTCATGGTCTTAGCACAGGTACTGCGGTTACCACATCTGGCAATACGGAAGCTCTGTATAACGGGACATTTTTGGTCTCTGTTTTAGGAGCAAACACGTTCAGCTATAACGTCAACCTGCCTGCCATTTCGACAATTACCTTTGTCACGACAACTGCGACACTGACTACTGCTTCGCCGCATAGCCTTTCGACTGGCAATAGTGTCACGGTGTCCGGCGCTACTCCAGCACAATTTAACGGCACATTCACAATCACTGTGACTGGCCCGACTACTTTTACCTATACGATGGGTGGCACGCCAGCAAATAACGCGACCGTATTAGGTTCGTATATTGTAAATATCGTCACATCGAGCATTACTCGTGTGGGAACCCTGGCCACGCTTACTACTACGACCCCACACAATCTGGTGACAGGTAACTCTGCGCTGATTAGCGGGGCTACGCCTGCTGATTTCAATGGTACTTATGTCGTGACTGTGAGCAGCCCGACCGTCTACACCTACACGATGAATACCACTCCAGCATCCAATGCGACTGTGGTAGGCACTCAAGGGCGAGTATTGGCGGCTAATGCAACTGTCGTCGGCGATTATTCCCTGTTCCAGCGGACAGTAAGCATTAGCAGCTCGATTACAACCGCCACCCTTGTCACACAGTGGCCTCACAACTTGGTAACTGGCGACTCAGTTGAGGTAACTGGGGCAACTCCAAGCGCATATAACGGACAATTCCCTGTTACCGTAATAGATCCTCTTACATTTACCTATGTGACCGGATCAGATCCAGGCGGAAATGCTACGGTCGTGGGATCTTTTAACCGTATTCCAAGCAATAATGCTACTATTCTCGGAAGTTATACTGTTAGTCAGCGCATTTTAAGCATGACTAACGTTGGTACTACCGCAACGGTAACGACACAATATCCGCACGGTCTAATAGCCGGTAATCAAGTGACGATCATTAATGCTGTTCCGTCTGATTATAACGGGACTTTCTTCGTCACTCCGACCGGTCCAACGACTTTCACTTATACGATGGCTACTACGCCATCTGGCAATGCCACTACACAAGGTACGATGATCATTTCCCCTACTTTATTGGGACTTGATCCGAAGAAGGCTATTCAGCTTACCCTATATGCAAACAGGATCTTCTTTGTCGAAGTAGGAACATTAGTTGCATGGTATTTGCCTGCTAATGCCATTGGCGGAACAGCTCTACAGTTTGATCTTGGGCCTCTGATGACGCTTGGAGGTACTCTGCAAGCGGCTGTGACATGGACTATCGATAATGCCGCTGGAATCCAAGAATACATCTGTTTTATCTCCAGTGAAGGTGAGATTTTGATGTATACCGGGACTGATCCGGGGAATGCTTCTAGCTGGTTCAAAGCTGGTCACTTCTTTATTGGCCGTCCACCTGGACGACGATTCTTTACCCGACTTGGTTCAGATATTGTTTTGCTTACGACCGATGGATTCTCAGCTTTGTCTAAAGCTTTGCTTACCGATAGGTCGCAACTTCGAGACGCCTTGAGCGATAAGATTGCAATTCTTGTAAATGCTGACACTGAAAACTATTTCAATAATTTTGGATTCCAAGCTCTATATTATCCAACAGGGAATAAGATATTGATCAACATTCCTCAAGTACAAAATAGTTTGCAGTACCAATATGTGATGAATGTGGTTAATAATTCATGGTGCAAATTCACGAATTGGAATGCCAATGTATTTGAGATTAAAGAAAATGACCTTTATTTTGGATCGAATGTAGTATCTGGAACAGCCTTTGTGGCAAAAGCTGATACAGGTTATTCTGATGATGGAGGTTATATTTTCGGTGAAGCTAAGACGGCTTTCCAATATTTCGGGTCTCCTGGCTTCAAAAAACATATCACAATGGCTCAGCCTGTTTTCAATTTGACAGGAAATATGTCAGCGGCGCTTGCTATCGATATGGATTTTAGCGACAACTACCCAATTGCTACGCCGACATTCTCTAATACAGGTGGCACATTATGGAATACAAAGCTGTGGAATACATTTCCATGGAGTCCAGGTATTAGCACAAAAACTGATTGGCAAGGTGTTACTGGCGTTGGAAATGCTGGTGCTTTGCATATGAGGATTGTAAATAATGCTAGTGCAACCAACTGGCAGGCTGTTACATATGTCTTCCGTGTAGGTGGTGTGCTGTGAGGATTTTTATTGCCACTCAAACTGAAATCCATCAACAGATTGCTGATTGGGTTGCAGATAGGATTCCTCATGTTTCGTCTTTTGAAAATATGACGACAATCGGTATCATGTCGAATGATGGGACTCCTATGGGAGCAGTCGTTTATCACGATTTCAGAGATAAAGATATACAAATGTCCTGTGCAGCCGATAATAGTAGGTGGTTAAACAAAAGCGTATTAAAATCGATATTTGCATATCCATTCAAACAATTGAACTGTAATAGAGTTACAGCACTTACCCCATTTAAAAATACGCATACCAGAAAATTTTTGAATGGAATTGGTTTTACGCAAGAAGGAATTATGCGTAAAGGATTTATAGATGATGATTGCGTAGTATATGGAATGCTGCGCGAAGAATGCAAATGGATAGAAAGGGATAGCCATGGGTAAGAGTTCTCCGAAAGCGCCAACACCACCCGATCCTAATGTAGTTGCTGCTGCTCAAACGCAGCAAAATAAAGATACGGCGATCGCTAATGCTGCCCTTAATCGTATTGACCAGGTTACTCCTTGGGGAAGCCTAACTTATACTCAAAATGGCGTAGATGCAAATGGTATTCCAAAATACACTCAGAATGTCAATCTATCGCCAGATCAACAAAAGCTATTGGATAGTCAAAATAGTATTAGCCAAGCATTATCCAATCTTGGATTGAGTCAACTTGGATCGGTAACAAATAAATTGGGGCAGGATTTTAACTATAATGGCGCACCTAGCCAAGTTAATTCTATTGGTAATTACAATCCTGTTTCATTTGGTAGTATTCAACAAGACATCAATACAGCAAATGTTCCTAAATTGATTGGCGGTAATGATCTTGTAAAAGATTTGCAAACTCAGCGTGATGCACTTTATAACCAACAAGCGGCTTTTCTTGATCCGCAATGGAAACAAGATCAATCTGACCTTGAGAACAAATTAATCGCTCAAGGTATTACACAAAATTCTGATGCTTGGAATCGTGCCACAGGCGATTTTAGTCGCAATAAGGAATTTGCTTATAACAATGCTCGTAATAGTGCTATTACAGGCGGAGGCGCGGAACAATCGCGTCTCTTCAATATTGGTCTAGCATCGAATCAAAATGCATATAATCAAGCATTGCAAAATGCTCAGTTTCATAATGCAGCGCAACAACAAGGATTTGGACAAGCTGCATATAATCAAAATTCTGCATTTAATCAATCTATGGCAAATGCCAATTTGCAGAATCAAGGCCGAAATCAGTATATCAATGAGCAAAATTATTTGCGCCAACAGCCGCTTAATGAATTGAATGCATTGCGATCTGGTTCGCAAGTTACGTCTCCTCAATTTTCGGGTGTTCCACAAGCTTTAGTTGGAAATACTGATATTGCAAATCTTTATAATCAACAATATCAAGGTCAATTGGCAAACTATAATGCTCAGCAAGCAGGAAATAATGCGTTGACTGGTGGTCTATTTGGTCTTGGATCAGCGGCACTTGGTAATTTTGGCGGTATTTCCAAAGGACTTTCTTCATTGCTTCTGTCTGGAGGTCTATAAATGGCTAATGTCAATACAATTAGTTTCGGACCAAGCCAGCAGGATCTGCAGGCTCAACAGATTGATCTCGCACGCCGTCAACAAATTGCTGATGCATTGCGTGCGCAATCTCTTGCTCCTATCGAATCTCAAATGGTTTCGGGCCGGGTTGTTCCTACTAGTCCTTGGCTGGGAGCTATTAAGCTCGCCCAGGCTGGATTAGCGAATCAAGCGCAATCACAAAATGCGGCAGATGAAGCCGCTCTTGGGCAAGCATCTGCTCAGCGCCAAGCTGCAGCCCTGCGTGCATTGGCACCTTCTGGGACATTTGATCAAGCTCAAGAACCAATCCAATTGGGAAATGGTCTGACTGAAGAACCGCCAATCCCAAAAGTAGATCAAGCGACAAAAAATCGATGGGCTAAGATCCTGGCAGCCAATTCATATGATCCGGGATTGGCGAAAAAATTACTGGAAAACGAAGTAACGACACCAGAAGAAACGCGCAATCTTATTGCACAGGGTATCGATCCGACAGCATTTGGTAAAGCACGCCTAGGCAAAGAAGTGGCAGGTGGAGTTACGAATGTAGCCGCCGGAACTAGTGTATTTAATCCACAAACCGGCCAATTTGTTGCTGCAGCTCCTGATTTCGCTAATGGTGTACAGGGTGGTTTTAGTCCGAACGGACAACCGCAAGTTAGCCGTATTGCAGGATCTGATATTCTGCCTCAAATCGCTGGCGAGAAAGCCCGAGCTGAAGCCCAAGGACGTGCAGGTTACAATACCATCACGGTTAATACACCAAATGGCCCGGTTCTGCTTACAGAAGAACAGGCAGCACAAATGGCTGGCGGTGATCGTCAACCACAAGCTAATGCGCCAGTCAATTTCCAGGCATCAAATGGCGTATCTATCAACTTGTCAGGCAAAACTCCTCAGCAAATCATCCAAGCCGCTCAAGCGAGTCGCGATCCGCAGGTAATACAAGCTGTCAATGAATGGATGAATAGTGGTGGACAGCCTCGGCAGCCAGGTATTCCATTAATGTCTAAAGCGCAGGAAACAATGCAAGTTGGACAAGCAGAAAATGCTGTCGCTTTAGCGAAGGATTTGGCAGAAAAAGCTCAATCTCCTGAAGCACAGCAGCGTATCTCAGATGCCCAATCTGTGATTGGGCTTCTCAATGAAGCATCACCGTATTTGCAAAGTGCTACAAGCAGTACTGCAGGGAACATTCGAGATAAAGCTTTGGAATTTGTCGGTCGATCGACTAATGCCGGACAAGATGCAGCTCGTCTTGCTGCCATTGGCGGCCAACTTGTGTCTAAAATGCCTAAAATGTCCGGTCCTCAGTCCGATAAAGATGTGCAGCTTTATCGTGAAATGGCTGGACGAATTGGTGATCCGACAGTTCCAGCAGAAGTCAAACAAGCAGCCGCTGATACAATCTTGCGTATCAACCAGAAATATCTTTCTCAAAATGCGCAAAGTATGGCTACTAAAGCACTTAATGCCACACGTGGACAAGGGCCACAACAGCCAAGCCTTGATGACTTATTGAATAAATATGGAGGTCGATAGTGGCGACTCTTGCACAACTTGAAACTGCCCTGCGTAATGCTGATGCTGCTGGAGATGCACAAGCTGCGCAACAGATTGCGATGGCTATTCGAAGCATGCAAGGATCTTCAGCGCAAAAGCCGATTGATCCGACTGAGGGGATGTCTACTACTCAAAAGATACTTGCTGGCGCCGGTAAAGCTTTCGTTGATCTTGGACGAGGAGCAGGGCAGCTTGCACGTGAAGTTTTGCCAGAATCTACTTCAAATGCTTTGGGATTGCCTACAACTGCAGATATCGAAGAATCGCGCCGATTAGATGCCCCATTGATGCGCACTGGAGCCGGTGTAATTGGTAATGTCGGCGGATCTGTCGCAGCCGCGTTACCAGCAGCATTTATCCCCGGAGCTAATACGATTGGGGGTGCTGCATTGCTTGGAGCAGCACAAGGCGCTCTTCAACCTGTCGGAGAGCGTGATAGTCGCTTGCAGAACATCGGAACTGGTGCTGCATTTGGAGCTGCTGTGCCAGCGGCTGTGAAATCTGGAAAGATCGCAAAAGCTGCTTTGATCGATCCAATCACAGATGCTGGCCGAAATCGTATCGTAGCTGCAGCTTTACGTCGAGCAGCATCTAATCCAGAACAAGCTGCACAGAATTTAATGACTCGGACTGCTGCAACGCCTGGATTCGAAGCTACTGCAGGACAACTTGCAGATGATGCCGGTTTGGCTTCGCTTGAACGCACTGCAAGGGCCATTCAACCGGCAGAATATGGTGCAGTAGATATAGGTCAACAGGCAGCATTGGTTAATGCTTTGCGTGGTGTGGCTGGCACTCCTGAACAACGTGCTGCTGCAGTTGCTGCACGCGAATCTGCGACTGCTCCTTTATATGAAGCTGCTACCAATGCGACATTCAATCCTACTCCAGAATTTGAAGCGTTGATGCAGCGACCATCCATGCAAGCAGCAAGCCGTGCTGCTTCGGATCTAGCCGCAGAGCGAGGCGGTAGCTTTGGCGCAACGCTGCCTAATGGCCAGCCAGGATATACCGGACAAGCTTTGCATGATCTAAAGATGGGTCTTGATACGGCCATTATGGACCCACAACAAGGATTCATGGGGGCGAAAAAAGCGGCTGCTGATGCTACACGTCAAGAATTCCTGCAGCAACTCGAGGCTCAGATTCCTGAATATGGACAGGCACGTCAAACATTTGCCGAAATGAGCAAGCCAATTAATCAGCAAGATATTGGACAAGAGCTATATAACCGTTTTGTTCCAGCGCTTGCTGACACTGGTTCTGTACCATTTAAATCCCGTGCTGATGCTTTTACACAAGCGCTTCGTAATGGTGATCAGTTGGCAAAAAATGTTACTGGAATGAAGAATGCAAAACTTGCCGATATCATGACGCCAGAACAAGTCGGAATATTACAGGGAGTAGCTTCTGATGCAGCGATGCGTGCTGCTGCTCAGAGTGCAGGCCGTGGAGTTGGATCAGATACTGTGCAGAAAATGGCAATGTCTAATCTTATCAATGAGGCTGGCCTGCCAAGTTGGATTGGCTCTGTTGCCCGTGTGCCAGGCGGATATCTGAAAGCTGCCGGTAACTTCCTATATGGACAAAGCGATGATGCTATGAAAAATATTCTCGCAGATACTTTACGTGATCCACAAAAGGCAGCTGCGGCCCTTCAAAATTCTGGTATACCGCCTGGCAAGATAGCAGAGATTCTACGAATGGGGGCTCAAGGATCAGCGTTTGCTGTACCGGCCTTGATTCAGGGACAGCAATAAAAATGACTTGAGTTTGCATGGCTTCATATATCGCTCAACCATTAATTTTATGGGAAGTGTGATAAAACCAAGAACTATCAGCGCAATAAATGGTCGAAGAAGCAAAGCAATAATCCAAGGTTCCATATATTTTATTTTAGAATTACAATGAATGCAGTTTAGCAAAGAAAGCGAGAAATGCCATGCCATATAACGGCGTAGGAGTATTCCAACGTGTTTATCAATGGGTACAAGATGCCGCAAACGGCATTTTTGTTGATGCAACTCGCACAGATACTGATAGTAATGATATTGCGTCAGGTTTGACTAATTGCGTAACGCGTGATGGTCAATCGCCTTGGCTTAACAATATTCCTGCTGGTGGATTCAAAATTACAAATCTTGGAATTGGTGCACAACCTACTGATTCTGTGAATTATCAGCAAGTATTCACAAATCCTACCTTTTCAGGAACTGCAACATTTGTAAATATTACTGGGACCGGCGTAATTAACTTTGGCTCATCTACTTCTGTAACGGTTCCGACGGTTGCTGCTGGAGATAATTCAAATAACGCTGCATCCACAGCTTTCGCTACAGCTTTATCATTTCAAGCTGCTCTCCCAGGTATTACAGCGCCTGTAACTGATTTCTTTGTTACAAACAATGGATCTGTTGCATCTTGGTCCAATCTGCTAAAAGCAGCAACGATTCGAGTAGCTGATTCAACAGATACTAGCAAACGTCTACAATTTGTTTTGAGTGGTATTTCAACAGGACAAACACGCACAGCTACGATGCCTGACAGGAATGTTTTGCTCGGTGCGAATATGGTATTGGACTCGCGAACAACAAATACACAGCTTGTTGCTGTTGATGCAGGTAAGCTTGTTCGTATTACTGGTGCAGGCGGATTTACTCAGACATTCGATACCTTTGCAAATCTAGGTGCCAACTGGTGGATTCGTATTTGGAATACAAGCACAGGCAATATCACTATTCCATCTTCTGATGGGCTCACTAACTGGATCATGTATCCAGGCGAAGCACGTGATTTCCAATGTGATGGCACGCAATTAATTTCGCTTGTTCTTAAGCCATATCGTACTCGATTCCTTGCAAGTGGAACTTGGACGAAACCTCCTGGGTATTTGAAACATCGTGGCGTTGTAGCAAGTGGGGGTTGCAGCGG